GTCCGACCTTGCGGTCTAAGTTTGTCCCTTTCACAAAGGGGGCACTCGAGTAGATCAAGTGAGGTAGGACGTCAACGCATCCGGAGCTTGCTTAGCAAGATTAACCAGCTGCTTAGCAGCTGTTCTACATACCAAATGGTATGTGTGTAGGATGACCTTAGTAACTGGGTCACCCATAAGCATTCCTCTTTTAGTGAGGAAGAATTCGAGGGTTTTACCCTCGGGGTCAAGGTATTCGACTTGACGAGGTGCACATAAAGCGAATGTGCAAGTTTCCGCATACCATTTCGGTATGCCAAATAGCCTGCAAAGATTTGCAAGCAATGCACGACCAACGTCGTGATCCACAAAATCTGTGGCCTGTTCCCAATCTGTTGAGAACATAAAACCTTCTGTACCGAAGATGAAATTCCCACTAGGATTCTTGTGGGATAAACGCTTGAAGAAATTCCAAGCATGATTGGCGGCTTTAACTCCGCTTTCTGAAGATGGAATTACCCTTAGGAATTCCAGGAAAACATGTGACAACACATGTAAAAGCACAGCGTGTGCTAAGTGCGATACTGTGATCGCACGATACTTCCCCAGTTCTGCGACTAGGGATATCCTGACAGACATTAGATTTCTGTCATAACATAAGTTCCGATCATGGAACTGATTGCATGCCCACATAAAGAGCATTTCTCCTTGGTTTGAATCACTTCTAACCAATTTACCGGATTTACGTCCGGTGACTAGATCGATCTTGTCGATCTCTTTCATGTCTTTTAAGACAAGTCTGGCAGCTTCAAGCTTGCCTCCATCTTCATGCTTAGTGAAGAACTCCGCTGAGTCACTCAGCGATATCTTAGCTGCCTTAACGCAGCTTTCGAAGAATCTATCACGATTCTCATTTCCTCCTAAGGAGGATAGAACCTCACTATACATGAGGTCCATTGCAGGCCTAATAAAAGGCCTGAAGAGACTGTAAGTCTCCGGAGACGGCGTCTCCTGCAAGATTCTACGAATCTTATCTAGTGTCTTAAAGTAGACACTTCTCGGGGGTACCCCCGAAGCTCTCGTTTGCGAGAGTGTCATGACCTGATAGGCCATAAAGGGAGAATCATTCTTCTCCAATTTCCGTATAATGGTACGGAAAAATGACAGTTCCTGAGGAACTTCAACCGACTCAAATCGGCCTACAGGGTTGAAACCCTGTTCTTTGATCCCATTACGGATCTTCTTCACCTTTTCAAAGGTGGTTAGGCGATCATCGCCTTTGTCCCTGAACTGGTCAGGGAGCATACATGACAAAAGCGAG